CCCTGAGTTTTGTCTTCGGGATTTAGTTTACCATATACAATAAAAGGAAATTTAGTTTTTGCAAACTGAACCATTATATCAATCCCTCTTTGAAGATTCTCATTATCAACTTCTTCTTTTAATATTTTTTTAATTAAATTTTTCATTTTTAATACCCATATAAATCAATATAAATTGGAAGTCCGATGTGTTTTATTTTTTCTTCAAAAAACTTTTTTGTTTCCAATTTTAGAAAATCTGTAAAATCTCCACTATCATATTCTAACTCACGATAAACATATGAAATTGGTTGGTTTTCTTGCCAAACAAACGTGTCCGTATCTTGGTCGTAAAGTTCTGCATCAACAACCCCATCAATGATACGAGTTATTAAATCACATGCCGGTTCATATGAATAAAAATCTTCTTTATAAAAATGTACTTCCTCAACCAATACTTCCATGTCCAAATTAAACTCCCCTTTGATTTGAAATGTTTTTCCTTCAACTTCTTCTTTTAATTGTTTTTTTAGTGGTTCAACCCCACCTTTATATTCATACCATAAAGGCATTATCTGGTACAGGTCTTCTCTAGATCCTTTTTCAATTCCCGTAACCTGATATATAATATCATCAATATTAGGTTGCTCACCTCTATTTTTTTGTTGATCCCAAAAACTAAACAAAAACTCACGCAGATTCTCTTCTGTAAGTTGTTTATATTGTGCCTCTGATATTATTATTTTCATCACCAATATCCTCCATATGTTTTTCCACCCCAAAGATGTGCATATCTATTAATTCTACATGCCCAATACCCAGCAGTCATTCTATCTTTTTTTGATTTGCAGTTGTGTCTGGATGCAAATGCCTTTCTTGCCTTAGGATTTGATACTTTCGCAGTCAAACCTCCGTGAACGTCACCAAAACTTATTTTTTTTACTTTTTTAGTTGATGGATTCATAACATAAACCGCATATTTTTTTCCACCACCAGAATTTCTCATAGGTTTTCCAAGTTCCACTTTTCTTCCCTTATATTCTGCCTCATTAAGATCTTCTAAAAGATAAGGAACTTCTAACTTTACCGTTTCACCATTTTTAAGTTTTATTTCTTTTCCAAAATCAGATTCTATTAACCAAAGATCTTTTAAAGGAACCGTAACTTTTTTGTTTTCATAAAGAGATCTCACCTCATTTATAAGATCAAAAAACTTTGGACTATATGGTCTAAAAACGTTTTCAGTTAAATTAATTCCATTCTCCAAATGATACTCTAATACGTCAGAAACTTCAACGTTTTCTTTCAATACCATTTTAGTATTGTATTCTTCTTGAATAACTTTTTTTATGACACTTTCTATAATCATATTACTATTTTATATATAAATATAATGAATAAAAAAAGGTGAAGAATAATCTCCACCTTTTATTGGGTCGTTCACGGAAAGTGAACCAACTACCACCACTTTGTTTTATAGATTAACAAAGAAACTACGACTCCATTTTTGATTTTGCCATCACAATTTCTCCCGGTGATACTTCTTTAGCATTACCAATAATGAGACATTCTTTCAAAATGTTAGACGGAATATGAATAAAAAAGTCCTTCCCGTTAAATGTCGCCAAATCTTGTTTTAACTCAATTGAAGAATGAATCAAAGTTAAAAAAAGTTTAAACTGAATCTCATCCATAAATGTTTCGTTCAAAACTTCTCCATGCTTTGGGTGAATGATTGTTATGTGTTTAAGTGTCGCCATATCTTTTATTTATACAAATGTAATACTTTTTTTTTAATTAACCAATAGACCTGTATTCAATTTTTGAAATTGTGATGTCACAGTCTTTATCAATACCAAAATACTTTAATTCGTTTGTTGTCGCACCTAAAATACAAGATCGGTAATAATTATTATATCTTCTTGCGTATTGTTGGCAGTAAAGGTTAGATCTAAACCAACCATCCGTTTTTACATCAACAATAACGTCAATTTCATAAACGTATTGTTCTTTGTTATCAGACCAAATAGTACGTCTGTGTTTATATTTTCTAACAGATTTGATTCTGAATACGGCATCATTTAAATCGGAATCCAAATAATAACCATCATTTTGTTGTGGTTTAATATTCATACTTTTGGTTAGTTTTTTAACCGCCTTAATGTGCGAATCTAATATTGCCTTACCTGTTTTGTTGTTGTTTCCCATACATCAAAGATATAAAAAAAAATTAAAGGCACAAAAAAATGGATAACAAATTTCACGTCATCCATCAATTTTTTTTTCTTATAAGATTAAACCTAAAAAGAACGCTGAGATTACACGTTTTATTGAGAACCTTTAGAGTCATTATTTATTCTACTCTTATCCACTTCCTTTTGAGAAGTATTTCTCAGTGACGGTTATTTAGGTGAACCACTCCTTGAGGTTTGAACTACTCTCACCTTACTCGACTCTTTCCGAGGATGCCTCCCCAGTTCGTCCTTGCGGGACTAAAGGTTTTTCGGATAATTACACTTAGACTTGGGATCCTTGTGTGCAATGAACGGCTCATTACTATGTAGTCACCTTTCATCCAAACCTGACGGACACTTTTCCTTTCTGATTAAATTAATGTGAATAATTTTTTTCATAAGTTTTTGTGTCGTGGATTGTGAAAGTAGTGGTCCGCCACCCGAGCCAACCCATCTTTTGAACGAGTCGATACTCAACTACTCTCTGAAATGTCCCCATCTCCATATTTTAAGATTACTTCGTGATTTACCCCTTGGTAGGCGATCGTCAAGGACAATTTCAGCACCACCTGTTTGTTGTCATACCTTTCGGTTTTAAGTACCCTCTGATATTGGAACACGCAATAATAGAATTGGATAATCCTATGTTTTGCAATATCCCTACGGGTTATTCCTATTGGTGTTCCCACCTCAATCAGACGACCCACATCGCCAAATCATCTAACCACTTTCCCTACAGCGTTGCCCTCGGTAATAAAGGTTAAACGGTATCCCGCTTGTGTACTCAAGTTCGGTTTCCCAAACCGCAGATCAGTTACACTTCTGACCCACTTTATCCTACTTTCGTAGTTTATTTAATGACCATACACGGCCAAATATCATTTATCAGTTTCATTTCTTACTCCTGAACGGATATTCTAATTTTTCAAAGAACGATTTCGGACGTTTCCGATTTGTTTTACAAAGTTACGACGTTTTTTTTGTTTTGTCAAGTACTTTATGAACTTTTTTTAGTTTTTTTCTACATACACCTCGTAGGTTTCGTAGTAATCGGCTCTCAACTTTGCAAAGTCGATGTTTGGTGTCCAAAACATCTGTCCTTCGCCGTTTCTGTAGCCATAGATCTCAAGATCTTTTTCTACTTGTTCCGTCATTTTAAAGAACGTTTAATCGTTAATACTCTTGTTAATTGTTTTACAAATCTAAGTACTTTATTTTGATTTGTCAAACATTTTCTAAAATATTTTTTGATTTTTTTTACGGTGTAAATATAAATACACTTAAAATCACCAAAAGTCAGATTTTATCCAATAAAATTAACCCTAATTTTTTATATTTTCCTTTTAATGGTATTTCAAATACTCTATTTCCTGGAAAACTATAAGTTTTTTCTGGTTGCATGATTTTATAATGTCCTGTGTTATCAATACCTAAAAGAGGATAACTTACATTTTCCATTGTAATTCGTGAACTATTTATCATTGTACATTTTTCAGGATGGTCCCACTGACCCATATCATCTTCAACCGCATTTAGTTTTTTCATTATAACATCCCACTCTTTTTCAGACAATAACTTTTTACCACCCATATGTTCTTTTAATGCCGTTGCAACGGTTCTCTTTTTTTGAACTGACTCGGTTACAGGTTCAGCGTTAGGTTTAGGGTTTTTAATATAATCATTTAGTAATTCAACAAACTTTTCTTTCATGTCCTTTGTAAGATCTGTTGTTCCTCTTCCTTGTTTTGGGTTTGCAAGTTCCTCAACATCTATACCTTCTCTTTTCATTCCGTTAATGGCCGCTTGAATTTGTTTTTCTGAAAGTTTTCTAAATTTTAAAAGTTTTTGCTTGATGTCTTGTATAAATGAATTTGATCCTTCGTAAAACGCAATTGGAATTGCTTCTGCCGGAAGATCTTTAACGTATGGTTTATCATAACCACTATAAACAAAACCGATCCCCGTTATATTTGTGATACACTTGTGACCTCCTGAATTTGCTTTCAAAAAATCATAGGCATTTATTGTATTTGTTTTTGGATCATAAGATTCCATTCCACCATATAATGCATCCATATCTTTTTGCGTGAAACCAACAGAATCTTTTGTTGCCTTTTTTTCAGCCACTCTTTTAATTATTTTAAATGGAAGTATTACTTGTTCAAGTTCAGGTTTAAAACTTAAAAGAACTTGATCTTTAATTTTTCCCAAATCAACCCCTTTTAGTGCCCTATCTTCTTTATAAGGGTTACAAGACGCTTGAACTAACCCCACAGGAGCACCAATACCTGTCACCAAAAAGTCAGCATCAGGATTTAATTCAAATGGTGTATATCTATCGTATGAACCTTTTCTCATCGACCCTAATCCAAATTGGTGAAGTACTCCACCCTCTTTTTGAATCACCCCTTCTTTTGATCTATCTTCAATATATTTTTGTTGGTTTTTTTGCATCACTTCCGTATTAGCAAACCCCTGTTCTTTTGCAATATTTGCAATAGTGTTATATAAGTTCTCTAGTGAAGGCTTACAATTCATTACAAGGTACTCAAGTAAATCTCTACCATTAACCTTATCATTTTTATATGCTAAAAGAAGTTTATTTACAACAAGACCCATCATCATTTTATTTCTTCTAACACTTAAATCTTTATCGTATTTAAAAATAAAATTCATTACCATTTTTGGAGTAATTTGATTTGCCACAAAATTTGCAGAATCAATTGTTGATACGATATATAAATCATCGTCTTTAAATATATCTTTTGGTGATATTGTTTGTGAAATGGTTTCAACATTTGATCTTGATGATCTGAAATCGGTTGATGTATCTTTTTCAACACCTACTTGTGAATCGTGGTGGTCTGTATGGATTTTAAACATTGGCTTTCCGTGTGCAAAATCAACAAGGACCGGCATAACATCCCCACTACCGTCGGGTTTTTTTATTGCCCATTCTTTTTCACCATACTGAATTATTTCACAATCAACAACTTTAATTCCGTTTTGCTCTAAATAATGTTTCATTGCAAGAGCCGTAGTTACTCCGTCAAGCTAAAGGTCCTGGTGAAAGTAGATTTTCGCTTTTTTGTAGCGATTCGCAAGAGATTTCATATCTCTTAATCCACTTTCAGCCAGGACATATCTGTTTTTTCTGGTTGTCATAATTTTTATTTTATTAATAAATATTCAGTTAATAATAATAATTTATCTAAATCAATATTACATTTTGCTTGTTTTGATAGATTTTCTCTGAAAGGTATTATTTGTAACTTTTTTTATCCATAAACTACATCACCCATAACACATAGTTGTAAAAATACATCAGCGTCTCCCGCATCTGCGTTTTCCAATAGTATATTTGACCATACTTCTGGGTAATCTCTTTTTATTATTGTAATGGCTTCTAAAATTTTGTCCATATCAACATAACCAAGTTTTGCATTTTCAACATCTTCGTTATATTGATTTTGATCTATAACATCACCTTTAATTGTGTATTCACCATCAACAAGGTTTCTTTTTATTTCTCTATATTCTTCAACATCATAAAACTGAATTGTTCCTCCCTGTAAGATGTAATTACCAACAGCTTCAGATTTGTATTGACCATATGATTTTATGTCTTCAGGTAATTCAATATAATACCAATAGTTAGACCCACCCTCAAGAGAGGTAACAAAAAGATCAATTATATCATCTTTTGTTAATTTTCTATTTAAAGCCTCTTTAACCCACTTATCATATCTTATTTTATAAGACATCGTGTATGCCCCACCACCAAGATCCCACTCAATACCTTTTTTAACTCTTTCTTCAAAATCAAAAGTTTCAAGATCTTTTTTGTCCTGTTCGTATTGTTTTAGTTTTGGTTCAATATATTTTTTTAGGATAAGTTCCTGATTTTCTTTTGGTAATTTTCTCAGGGTTTCTTTATCTTTCATCCAACGAACTTCTTCTTCTGATTCCTCAACTCTTTTTTTTAACCACTGATATTGTTCTTCAACTGAATTTCTTACAAATTCTTCAATTTGTTTCATTTCTTCTTTTGTGAACCCGTGCTCATTAACATCTTCTTCCTCTAATAAAAGATTTGATTTTAAATATTGTAATTGTCTTTCTGTGACGATGATTTTCATATATTATAAATATAACATAAAATAAAAAACCCCAACTTTTATTGGGGATTCACAAATTCTAATGTCTGTTGTCTTTTCTGTTCCACAAAGGCTTGGACCCGATCTGTTGCTATTTGTGTATAGTTTGGTGATAGTTCTATTCCCAACCATCGTCTTCCCAACACTTCTGCGGCGACCAAACTAGTCCCGCTACCGGCGAATGGATCCAAAATCACATCGTTTTTATATGACAAGATTTTAATTGCCTTGGTTGGTATGTCCATTGAAAACGTGGCCTTGGTGAGTGATTTTGTATCTGCAAAGTATTTCCACTGACCAAACACAAGTTCCATAAAATCTTTCTTGTCCGTTTCATCATAAACCATTTTAGTTCTTGTAGTTCCATCTTCATTTTGAATTTCTGTTGGTACTCCTGTCCATTGTGGTTCACCTTTTGTCAATTTCTTTGGTGAATTTTTATAAGCAATTATAAGACATTCTTTTGGATTATAGATATATGGTTGACTACAACTCATCCAAGACCCCCAAGCAGTAGTTTTACTTCTGTGTGGAGAATCTTCTTCCAGATCTATAAGTCCAAACCATTTATACCCTATTTGTTTCATCACATTCCAAATTTCGGAAACTATAAAAACTCTTCCACCCCTATCTTTAAGATTGATTTCAAATGGTACATTTACGCAAATTCTACCATCATCTTTCAACAATTTAAATGCACTTTCTAACCATTTTTTAGAAAAATCAAGATATTCATCTAATGTTGTATTATCATCATATACGTCATAAGAAATATTAACTGAGTATGGAGGTGACGTTATAATAAGATCTATTGAATTTTCGGGGAGTGTTTTCATTACCTCAATACAATCACCATTTATTATTTTTCCTGTTTCTATCATATGTTATTAAATTTTATTTTTTTTCTTTCTAAACAAAAATTATTACCCAAATAAAAATAATTTTTTATTTTTAATAAATCAACTTTATTAGATATTTGCAATCTATGAAATGTTTCATAATTATACTTACTAATTGATTTAACACCAAATTTTAGTAATTCTTTTTTTATTCTATCTAAAAATGTTTCAGATCCAGACGTAAAAGTCACCCTATAATAAATGTCGTTTTTAATTTTACCCTGGGTTATACAACCATCACCATCAAAATATCCCAAAATAAAAGAGGGGATTAATTCATCATCAATCATCGGAAATATCATATTTTTCGTCTTGTTTTGATAACAACCAATTTTAATCAAATCTTTAACTATTTTTTTTGAGTTAATGAGTAAAACTTTACCGGTTGATTGATATTCTTTACCATTTTTTCCTTTGAATTTAGATATTTCAGTTCTAAGTTCTTTTTGATTGCTGTAAATATGTTCTAAAAAAGAAAATAAATGATCTTCATCTAATCCGGATAATTTTATTTTTAATACGTAACCTCCTTTTATATTTCTAACACACCCATCGGCATATAAAAATCCAAGCCAATACGCCTTTAAATTTGTGTCTATTTTTTCAAAAAAATTCTCATCATAAAAAAATTTTCTACGACCCCTTATTTCAATACCGTTTTCTTTTAAAATATTAGAAATTTTTCTAGTATTTAAACCAAATTTAATGGATAAGTTAGGTATTGAATTACCATTTTGATATTCCGAAATTAAATTAGTAATCGTAATTTCATCTAAAATTATTTTTTTCATAACCACTTTTATTTATAAATATATAAAAGTGTATATTTGTTGCAATAATTTTTCCTGTTTCTATCATATTAATTATCGCTTAAATTAAAGTAAAATCCTTTGCTTGATGTGTCACCATAGTCTCTTACGTCTTCAAATTTATTACCATCATAAGAAATTCCCGTCACTAAATCAATTCTACATCCAATATCGGTTAATTCTAAAACCAATTTATCTTTATCAAATTCTTCTTCAAGTTCAATGTTGTACACCCAAAAATCACCCTTACTATAATCTTCAATAAAAAGATAATGATTACCATCACAATAAACTTCATCACTTATTATTTTATCATAATCTATTACTTCCTGAGTAAAAACAACCTCATCGTTTTCATCTTTAACTTGTAGGTATAAAGAATCTAAATACGCACCCATATATCTTGGTTCCGTATCATCAAACAAGTATTCAAGTTCTAAAAGATCGTTTATTTCGTCGTGTTCCATTTGATCTTCTTCAACTCCACCTTCTTTGAAAGTATTGTGTTGTTCTTCAGTAAGTTTGTGTGTGATAACTTCAGAACCTCTACCACCAATTGTAATTGTATATTTCATTTTTTTTCTAATGTTTCAATGTGATGTTGTAAATACCAAGCAGCCTTTCTAAGATCTTGTAGTTCTTTATCTGATTCTTTTTTTCCTGCCCTTGAAATATACTTTACGGTGTTTCCTAAACTAAATCCCAGATCCCAAGCATCAATCACCTTAATGGCTTCATAAATATTCTCCGATCCTCCGTAATGATCCGGATGATTTACTTGTTCTTTATTTTCCATCTTTTTCAACTTTTTCTTCATTTGCCTTTTCGATTTTTTCCATTCTTATAACAAGTTCTCTTACTTTACTTCCAAGATCATAATCGTTTGGGTATTCTTTTACAAGTTCTTTGATTGTTTTTGATATTTTTATTTCCATAGCGTTTTATTTTAAAAATAATAACTTATTTCTTTTTTGTCAAATTTTTGTTTCCGATAACTTGTGATTGTATGGTATAATTCATCACTTTTCTTTTTGCGATTGGTAAAGTAGTTTCTTTGATCGGGAAATCTCCGGAGTGTATAACCTCAAAAATTGTTATTTCGTCATTTTTTACTAATTCTAATAAATTTTTAATCAATGGGTTTTTTACCACAATAAGAATATCCTTATAATTTTTTTCGTTTGATTTGCCAACTCTTTTTATAATACATTTACTTTCATTTGCATTTTTTTTGATTTTCTTTATACAATACTCGTATAAGAATTTTTCATTTTTTATGTCAATAAAAAAAAGTCCTTGTTGGTTTTGTAGATATTCGCTACCCGTTTTAAGTTTTACAAGTACACTATCATTTACAATTTCCCATAATGATTTTGCAAAATTAAAATAGTCCTTAAATTTTTCATTTGAAAAACTACAAATATCAAACACTTCTGAATATTCCTCTTTTGACATTTTAGGTATTGTATTAAAAACAAGATCAGAGAGTAATATTTCATCATCAGCTTCTTTTATCGCTCTACTTAATGTTAGATATTGACCTTTTTCTATTAAAAGGTTTATGTTTGCCAAATGTAAAGAAAGTGATTGAAAGTTTGGGTAAAGTTTTAACTCCTGTAAGTTTTTATCTACTTTTTGTAAATAATCCAAAAGGACATATTGTTTGTGTTCCAAATCAATCGGATCTTGAAATAACCAGTCTGTTTTCATTAATAAATTATAGGTAATTTTACTATTAGTGTAAATTATAGAATAGAAATTGATTGATTAATGTTCTCTCATAACATAAAACCAAGTTCCTTCGACTTTTTCTTGATCTTCCGAACCATCATAACGATTTAAAATACTTCCATAACCATCAGATCTAATCACATAATCAATAACTTCATCTATATCAACAAAATTCAAAATATAAGAACTATGAAACCCATGATTTTTTAAATATGCTGGAAAATCGTCAGCCTCCTCATCGGTTAATCTTTCAATTGCCTCTTCAATTTCGTTTTCGTCATATTCACCTTTAGGGTCTTCTTTAATGTCTTTAATGATATCTTCTATTGAACTTATTTGATCTTCTATTTCAGTATTTTCATCATCAGTAAGTTCTTCATTTTCAAGTCTATAATTTAACTTTTCTATTTTTGA